CAGAAACATGGTACTGGATAAAAGTTGCTGACGTGTTTTGATGTTTGACATAATGAAAATCTAAAGCAATGTATATTGGTGTTATGTTCCGAACGAAGTTTAACCGGCGCACCCGACGTCATAAGCCTGAAGATTGTCTAAAAACTAAGTATTATTATCGTCAGGGGGTGTTGACTGTTGAGCCAGTGGATAATTCCAGTCTGGGACTTTACCTTGGGGTGTATGTAATGATCAAGCGATATAGCAAGGAACGGGATCAGTTCCTGATTGAGTATGCTGGCGGGGAACTGGCATGGACGGATCAGGTGGTGCCCGTCCGACCAATGATCAACGGTTATGAATTGTACCAAACGTGTTTTGAGTTGCTGGCTGAACGTAACGTCCGGGCAGGTCAGGCAATTTGTTACCGCACACAGCGAGGGTTTGCTTTCCTGCGTAAAGAGATTCAGACCTGCTGTTTTGAATACCGAATGTTCATTGGTGGTCATCTGAACGTAGATAACGTGCCAAAGAACTTTAATTTTGCACTTGGGTATAGTGATTCAGAAACGATACCTGTTTATGATATGATTTAAAAAATTATTTGTATAATAGATAAATTTGAGTAATGACAAAAGATTTGAAACTTTACATTCCCATCACGTGCATCAAGCCAGTGACACGAATTAAGTCAGGTTCATTTAATCATCGGAACACCGTAACTACCAATGAACGTCACACAACATACGTTGCTGTTCATAATACAACGCTGATACGATCATTAATGCCTGTTACAAAGGATATCACAATACATATGATGGCTCAACAGATGATATTAAATAAAGGTGGTCATTATAGTTCAATCAAGATATCAGTAACACCTGAGCGGTTTAAACAGTGTTGTACTGAATTGGGTTGTAAGATGGGTGGAGCGTACCGTTCCCCGGTGATTGATTTGGTGGTTCAATCAGGTCAGCTGCCCGTTATTCAGATAGTGGGTAACAAAGAAGAAGTTGTTAAACCAAGGATGGTTATAGAACGCAGCAAGCCAGCAATGGTCATGGAACGTGCTAAGCCACCAATGAAAATGGAAAGAACTAAATAATAAAAATAAATTCGTTATGAAAATTAAAATCATTAAATGTTCAAAAGAAACATACTGGTACAGTTCTCACGTGGGAGAGGCATTTGAAGTGACAGACAAACTTTCAAAAAATGATGAGTGGTACGGTGTATGGCGGGATAAAAAGCGGGATGCTGGTGGGTTTGTATTAAAGACGGATGTCGTGATGGTCGAAAATGAAGACACATTGAAATTGACATTGTTTTTGGAATGGTTTATGAAGAACGATATTGATATGACAGAGGTTAATCCAGAAGCAATTATAGAATGTTACCTGGAAGAACAAAAGGAATTAATGATTAAATAAATTAATTATAAAGATGCTTACCAAAGAAGAAACATTGCTGATGTTAGGAAGAGAAATACGTTTTCTTCGCAATAGAAAAGGATTAACGCAGCGAGAACTTTCAGAGAAAGTGAAAGTATGTAGAACGTATATATCAGAATTAGAACACGGTAAAAAGAATATTGCTTATATTCTTTTATGCAAGATATTTAATGAATTAGATTATGAGCCAATTTTTATAATTGAAAGAAATAATTAATTTTCTTAATAAGAAATAAATTAATATGAAAGACTTAGTGAATCTTTGGCCTATTGGTTTGATAGTATTGATATTGATAATTACGTTGGTTTGGGGTTGGTTGGATGAAAAAGAGGCTAAGAAGGAAGTCAATTTTAAAAAAATATGGTATAATAAGATTAATTACATACCGGAAGATAAATTGCTTGATGAAGGATTGTCACCAAAAGAAAAGAAGTCATTTAATAAATAAATTTGTTATGAAAACACTAATGTTCTTTTTACTTTTTTGCTTTGCCTGTACAAAGATAGAATACATCACAGAACAAGCTGCAACAACTGGGACAGCTACTGATTCTAGCAAGGTGGGAGAAACAAAACCTGCCAAAGATACTGTGAAGAAACCAGTAAAACCTATTGATACAGTGATCGTGAAAAAGCCATATACCCTTCATGATTTTGACGGTAATGTCTATGATTCTGTTATTTTAGGTACACAAATATGGTTGGTTGAAAATCTTAAGACAACTCATTACAATAATGGTACACCAATTCCTCTTATTATAGATAGGAGCATTTGGGCAAACTCATTAACACCTGCTATGTGTTGGTATGATAATGACCTAACTTATAAAAATATAAGTGGTGGCTTGTATAATTATTATTGTGTTAACACTGGTAATATTTGCCCAATAGGTTGGCATGTGTCAACAGATGGTGATTGGAAGATATTAGAAATGTCAATGGGTATGAGTTTTACTGTAACAGACAGTTTAGGCTGGCGAGGTAAAGGGTATGCTTTCATTTTAGAATCATCTAATTTCAAAGCATTATTTGCAGGTTTTAGAAGTGCATATAACGGCGATTATGGGGATTATAGTCTAAGTACTGAATGGTGGACTAGTTCGAGGTATGACGAAACTACAGCATATACTAGAAGTATTGAAGCTCCTAGTAGTTATGTTAGTAGTTATATATATAGGGGATCAGCCACTGAATCAATGGGTGCTTCTGTCAGATGCGTAAAAAACTAATGATATGAAAAAACTAATAAAATTAATAATCCTTCCATTTGTACCCGTAGCATTTATTGTTATGTGTGCAATATTCTTTATTGCAGGATTAATCGGGTTAATTATTCCAAAATCAGGAATGATACCTCACTCCTTTGCCGAATGAATGTAATTTCAACCACAATAGAATACAAGGGATGGCCTATTAAGATTGAAGATGGTAAAATATTTTTAAGGTCATTTGGAACGACAATCTATAATCATTTGATGCACTGGGATTGGATGGAAGTAAAGCCTGAAAACTTGACTAAAGAATTGAAGAATTATCTTAAAGAAAATAAGTTAATATGATAATCTGGAATTTTAAAACACCATTAACATTTTTGGCTTCATGCCTTTGGAATTTCTTTGAATATTTTAATATTTCATGTGGTAATTTTGCACCTATATTGTTCGGATGGGCGATTGGATGTCGAAATAAAAAAATTAAATAATTTAACAATAGAATACCATGGAAACAACTGAACAATTTTATAAAACGATTTATATCCATTCTGAGGATGATTTGCCAAAAGAAAAGGGTAGATATGCAGTCGGGATAAAAGGAACTATCTTGAGAGATTTATACATAAAGGCAAATGATTTTAATCCTAATGAAGATATTACAAAGGTAAAATGTAACTATCTGGCAAGTTCTAAATATTGGTTAGAATCATTTGATTGGTACTTACTACCGTTTAATTTTGATAATTCAAAATCAAAAACTAAGGAGACTATTGCGGATGAGAAAGCACAGATATTAGAAAACTTTGCAAATAATTTAATAAAGAATCAAAAAGATATTCCTTCAGACATTCAGAAAATCGTTAATAAATATTTCATGGATTTATGTGGTGAGCCAACCAATTCTTTTACTATTCCACAGAATAAGTTATCTCACCAACCAGCAATGACGGATGAAGTTTGTCCTAATTGCAAAGAAACAATAAGGCCCTGTGCCTGTATGCGGAATACTTGTTTCAGATGTGGTAAGCCTGTTGGAAATATAACTTTTACTGTTTGTGATGATTGTAAAGCTGAATCTTCCAAATCAAAAATGACGAAAATTGTTAAAGATGAAACAGGAAATGTATATACTCATATCTGCGAAAATTGTGGAATATTATTTTACGATACTAATCTTTGGTGTGATCCCAATGGAAAAATACTTTGTTCAAATTGTGCGAAGGATGTCAAACAAGCCAAATATGACATCAAGGCTGAAACACTGGAGAAGATAATAGCAAAACAAACGGAATTGATTATTAATCTTAAAACTGGTTTTGTTAATATAATAGGGGGGCAATTATCATGTCAGGAAATAACACGACTCGAAACCGAACTAAAATCTTTAAAAAAAAATAAATGATATTGATTGCAATGAAATATTTACAAAAAAATAAATGATATGGAAAAGCTCACAAACTTCAAAACTTATTTATCTGGATGTACTTGGTGTAATGGGAAAGGTTACGTCAATAGTCCCTATCCAACAACAAGTTCCAAAATTGAACAATGTCCTGTCTGTCATGGTACTAAAACCATTATAGTGACCGAAGTAACTGAAGTCAATGAAATAGATGAACACGGCATTCCTGGTAAGTCACTTGAAAATCCCCAAATCCATTGATAATATGAAATACTCAATTAAAGATAGGGTAAAAAAAGTTCCATTAAGGATAAAAATAATAGTTCGTTTACATATGATTTGGATTGATTTAAAACATTTGATAAATAAATAATATGAATATTTGCCAGAAGGAGATAGACTTTATTAAAGAGTGCCATAAAACCCATCGGTCTTTAGCTTGTAGGTAGTTCACAAGGATTGAACTATGAAAACCTTCTTAATTCTACTATTAATTTGTCTGTTATGTACAAAAGATAAAAACAATAAATAAAATATAAAGAGAGTATATAATGAAAATAGAACGTTCTATAATTCCTATACCAATAGTTAATAAAGAGGGGTGGCGTGATGTAATCATCGAAGAAGATTTTATAATCCCTGCTGAAGTACATGACCCCCAGGCATTTATAGAACGTGAAAAGATGATGCGTTATGTTAATACACATCCATTAAGGATTTATCACTATACTGTTGGAGATAATACATGGGAAGTGGATTGTAAACAGAATAGTCATTGGGTACACAAATGGATGGAAGCTAAGCAAGCTGATCAACGGGATATAGACGTAGCAATGGGAATCAGTTCACAGTTACATTCTTTTTTTGGTAGAATAGGGGATCGAACGAAATATGCATATGGCAATAAGAATAGAGCTGGTGGGATATTAGAAAGTCATGCGGAAGACCTGTTGGATTTGTTCGGGCGGTTACACTCCATTGATGAAGTGCATAAGATGGTCGTGCAGGACTGGGGATTGTCATTAAACCGTCAAACATTGGTGCATTGGTACAGTCGTAACCTGAAGGAAATAGACCGTCTGAGAGATCAGTATGCCAGTGATTTCAGTGATGTGGCACTGACCAAGAAGCGTGCCCGGCTGGACAAGCGTTCAGTAATGTTTTACACGTATTACAATAAGTGGATGAACGACCCACGTATTGAGTATGCACGGTTGATGCTTCAGATACTGGATCAGATTGAGAAGGAAGTAGAGGGTGAGAATATTAACATCAACGTCCAGGGTCAAATCAACGTGGATATGACCATCGAGGTGAATAAGTCATTGTATGAAGCCCAGAAACGGGTGCCAATGAATAATATGATACTGGCGATGGTAGCTGCTAAGCGTGGTATAGACCCTACACGGTTGATGGCACAGTTGACTACCAGTTATTACCGTAATATCACGGGGTTTGGTGTGTATGAGCCAGACAAGCAGTTGGTGCACCCGGTTGATCTGACCTATAACTGGAATGAGATTGAACGTAAGCACCGGACGAAGGATAAGAGTGTAGTCGTTGAAGATGCTCAGATTGTTGAAAGCACTGGACGGTTGGAAGGTGATGCTGCTATGAATACTATTAAAAACAAACTGTTGGAACTGTTGGAAAAGGATAAAACACAGAATGATAAACGTAAGAGTGGAAAATAATTTGTATAATATATAAAAAGTTTGTTATGAAAAGAGAATTATTTGGGCTCACTGATGAGCATGGTAATAAAGTTAGTATTGTATTGGATGGTGCACCTATGGATAAAGATGGAAAAGCATATTGGGATATAATACAGGTTAAAACATTAGCACCGGTTGAGAAAGAACCTAAATTTAAAGTTGGTGATTGGGTGATCAGAACTAGTGATGCATGTGGAATACATTTTTTAGGGAAAGTTTTTAGGATAGTAGAAATAGGTGAATCTCCTGAAGGAGAACTTAGAGAAAATAATGAGGCTGGTGATTATGTAGGAACACATTGTATTTCTTCATGTCGTTTAGCTACCTTACAACAAATAGAAGATCATCTCAAAAAGATTTGTGATGAAAAGTATATTGGGAAGAAAGTTAGGAGTATGGTAACAAAAGATAATATTGGAATAATTAGAAAGTCTCCTTTTATAAGATATTATGGAGGGGCAGATGAATTATGGTATGAAACTGAATGTAGTTGTAATGTTTGTGTATATAGGAAAGGACAATTTGCTGAAATAATTGAGGACAAAAAGAAACTGCCAAAGACAAAAGAAGAACTAGAAAATGCAATAGTTACTTTTTTAGATTTGAAACAGAAAATAGGAAGTGCTTATGCCTTTGAACGATTTCTCGAACAATATAAAGACTAACCTCAAAAAACTTATTTTTAACTTAAATTAATTATTTTTATATCACTAAATCGTAGTGATGATAATCAAAGGATTCTGGCACATATATTGCATTTCACATTGGTACACTATAATCACAGATCAGTTGCGTATTATGCTGGACAGTGGGTTGTATGATGCCGTAGAGGAGATTAACATTGGTTGCATTGGTGACGAGCAGCAATGTGCATTACTGGACAAACTTTTTATTAATCAGTACTCGAAGCTTAAAGTCCAGTACACTTCTACTAATCCCCTGGATTATGAATATCGTACACTTAAACTTATTGAAGCAGACAACAGTGAATACACAGGTTTTTACTTTCATACCAAAGCAGTCACTCAACCTGCTAATACTATTCAGAACCACTGGCGGGCATGGTTGAACGAAAGTGTGTTGAACGACTGGTATCATCACTTTCACAACATAGAGATTGGTTTCGATGTATCATCAGTCAATCATTGCACTCCACCGTTGCACCCGGAACACTTCTCAGGGAACTTCTGGTGGTTCAATCGTAAGTATATTAATAAACTTCCGGCTATTGACTCACTGAACTGGACAAATCGTTACAATGCAGAACAATGGATATGTAAAGGTCATGGACGGTTTTATGCTAATGAGTTTAAAGAACCTGGTCGTGACGTATTTTTAATGAAACACTGATATGTATGATATTTTAATTTTAGTTACTGAAAAGGATTTTGTTAAACTCGAGTATTGTGTTGATGCTATCAGAAGGAATCTTGAGGGATTCAACAAGATTTACTGTGTATCTGATACGCCTGTTATAGATGTGATTCTGGGGCTTGAATATTTCTTAGACAGGGATGTTGTTAATTTTAATTTTGCCAGCCTTACGGGTGATCCCGGGCAACATAAAGGTTGGTATCGTCAGCAATTCATTAAGTTATTTCAGAATGTAACTTCAGATGATTACTTGGTAGTTGATTCTGATGTCATTATAAACAGGAAACTAGTTGTAGAAGAAAGCAATAAGCCCTGTTTTCTATTAGGTAATGATCAGTGTCATGGATATTATTTTGATCTGATGAAGAAGGTGTTTGATCTAGACAAGGTGTACCCACATTCATTTATTTGTGAGGTGATGTATATGAAGCGAGCTATTGTTCAGGAGATGCTTCATACATATAGTGTTGACAAGTATAGTTTTTTTGACAAGGTTGTGGGGGAGTTGAATGCTAGGAATTATTCACCTGCCTTTTCTGAATATGAGTTTTATGGGAACTTTGTAACAAAGTATTTTCCTGGTTCTTATATGTATAAGCATGTTGTATCATGTTTTGGTGCAAAGTTTGAGCTTTGGAAGGAGTCTGATATTATTGAATATCTCAATTCACTCAAAAATTCTGAGTATGATTTAATAACACTACACTCATGGATTTAGTAATGTTTCATAGTGGAGGGACTTTGCCAGCGTTTCTGGAATGTAATTTTAAACAGATTCGTCTATTTAATCCTGATATTAATGTGTTTTTCTTAACAGATAGTGGTTTGATGAATGATCCCCTGTTTGAGAAGTATGAAGTAAAAGCATTGAACAAAGATAATTATTATTCTGATAAAATCCGTCAATTTGAATTCGTGTTTACATATGATAGAAATGACTTGTGGTTCTTAGCAGCAGTAAGATTGTTTTATATAGAAAACTTTTTAAAGAGTCAGGGATTAACGGATGTATATCATTTTGAGAATGATGTGTTGTTATATTATGATTTGAGTGAACATCATAGTAAGTTTCAACGTTTGTATCAGAACATAGCAATCACGCCCGGCGGCCCTGATAAGTCAATGACTGGCTTCATGTTTATCCGGTATAGTGAATCACTGGCTAGGATGACCCAGTTTTTTATTAGTGTTTTACACATCTATGGAATGCAGGGGATAATAGATGCTTATCATATGGATATGCTTAATGAGATGACGTTGATGAAGGCTTACCATCTGGATTTTGGAGATAAATATATAACCGATCTACCTATCTTACCTTTTGGGGAGCATTCAGAGAATTATTCAGAGTTTCATTCTGTGTTTGATCCAGCTAGCTGGGGTCAGTTCGTGGGTGGCACCCAGACGTGGGGGCCAGGTGCTACACCACCAGATCATTACATTGGACAGTTGCTGATGGCACATCCTGAATATACAGTCACTTGGTACAGAGATGAGCAAGGAAGAAATATTCCATATTTTAAGTATGATGATGTTGAAGTAAAGATAAATAACTTACATATTCATTCAAAGAATTTACATTTATATATCAGTTAATGATAGATTTTAACATCATATCATTTGGGGAAATGTTACCATATGAACGGTATAAACTTTATACATGGGTTGTTGACATCAATCCAAAAAGCATATTGGAAGTTGGTTGTGGGGAAGGTGGTGCAACATACTGCATGGCGGAAGCTATTATGAAATTGAACTCTGAAGCAATGATACATGCTTGTGATCCCCGGCAGATGTTGGATGGGAAATTTTTTAAAACATATCCATTTGTTAATTATTATCAGATGGAGTCCCATGAATTCATACAACATATTATTAAGGAAAAAATAAGTGTTGATTTCATACTGTTTGATGGTCCAGAGGAGCTTGATGTAGCCCTGGAAGATATTATGGTGCTAGAACAATATATTAAAGCAGGGACGTTCTTTTGTATGCATGATTGGGAATTACTCAGGCGAGGTTATGACGGGGGAATGTCTACTAAAGCTCAAAAGATACGTCCATACATAGAGCAATCTGAACGATGGGTGAAGAAAGAAGTGTTGAGTGGGGTGCACAAAAACAGCACAATTAATGATGAATGTTTTGATTCTGTTGGTTTATGTTTATATGAATTTATAAAATGACAGATTTTATACAGGGTGAACGGTTCATTGGATTAGCCAACAATATGGATATCTTTTATCGTCATACACATGATGTGAATATGTTTTTTAAAAACCAACGGGTATTTAATGATTTTATACTGATCAGTCACAATAGTGATGGGTGTGTGACTGACAATTTAGAGAACCCTGATAGTGCAGATTCTAGATTAATACCTAGTAATCTCGTTCATTGGTATGCTCAGAATGTTAACGTGGTTAATGATAGGATAGAGTCTATTCCTATTGGCTTAGAAAACTCTCAGTGGTTCCCTGAAGTGCAGAAGCGACAGAAGATGATAACGAAACTCACTCAACTACGCAACATTAAAAATTTAGTATATGTTAATCATAACATAGGAACTAACATGGGGGAACGGTTGGTGGCTTATCAATTGTTAGAGGGCAAGCCATGGGCAACTATAGGTAGGGGTGCTAATGGTTGTGGGTTTGATGAGTATCTTGATAACATATACCATCATCAGTTTGTTGTATGTCCAGATGGTCATGGTATTGACACACATCGGGTGTGGGAGACTCTGTATATGGGGTCTATACCTGTTCAGCGTCGTGGAATTAATAATCAGTTTTACAAGGATCTGCCTATTTGTTTTGTGAATAGTTGGGAAGAAGTGACTGAGGACTTTTTAAATGTTGAATACAAACGTATTTCAGAACAGTTATGGAATTTAGAGAAGTTAAATTTTAGTTATTGGAGCAATAAAATATTAAATTATGATAAATCTAAAGTTATTAATTTGGGTGACCAGTGTTTGTAATCTGACTTGTCCACTTTGTAACCAGAGTTATTCTATGACTCTCAACCCTGATTATCAAATGGGAATGGATGAATTAAAGAATATTATTAGTTCTTGTAAACGTCGTGGAATTCATTTTAGTATTATTGAATTAATAGGTGGGGAACCTACTTTATGGGTTAATCTCCAGGAAGGCGTTGAAGCATTAAAGGAAATTACAGATGATTTGTTCTTTGTAACGAATGGAAACAACCCTGAGTTGGTTATGAGTTTAGGATTGAAGCATTGGATTGTTTCAACAAGTCAGGCTTCTCCTGAACAGGTTAAAAAGTATGAATGTTGTAGTTCACAGTTCTTACGTAATGATCATCACCATAAAAAAGTGCCAACAGTGCCAGTTCCTAATTCATTACCGGCTGATTGTGTAGTAGATAGGGATCCTTTCAATCCTGTTCAATTAGAAAATGGAATGGCTTATTTGAAAGGAAATGTTTATTATTGTAACCTTGGTTTTGCTTTGAGTGACAGGGTGCCGTTGACAAGTGATATGATTTGTAACTTCGAAGATGATTTTGTAACGAAATTTTCAAACAAGAAATTTGATAAAAAAATATGTCAGTATTGTTTATGCAATGGTAATGTTTGGCGTGCAATATAATGATTTATGAAGCTTGTAGAGTTGTTTAAAACAGGAATCTATCATACTGATAAGGGCTATCCCCATCATTATCTGGAATTGTATGATGAATTATTTGCACCGTTTCAGGATAAACCTATTAATGTTTTTGAAGTGGGTTATTATTTGGGAGGTAGTTGTAAGTTATGGGAGGATTATTTCACAAAAGCAAATATTAGATTTATTGATATTAGAAAACCTTTAACATCTCCAAGATGGGGTGTGCTCACACTGATGAATAGTAAAGATTTGACAACTGAATATTTTAAAGATTTTCCACCAGATATTGCCATTGATGATAGTACACATTACTTGAGTGATCAGATTCATTTCATTAAAGTAACTTATCCAGCTGTACGTACAGGAGGTATATTGATTGTTGAGGATGTTATTGACTTAGAAAAATATAGACCTTCTTTCGAGGTATTGGGTATTCCTTTTGAAGTTGTTGACCAGAGAAAAGAATCAATGCAACCAGCAGATGTCTTATTAATTTTTAGAAAATGATTCCAAAGAAATGTCATTTGTATTGGGATAAGTCCCCGATGGCTCAGTTGAATGTTTTAACAGTAGTGTCATTTCATAAATATAATCCTGATTGGGAAATTGTGATTTATCTTACTAAACAACCTTATTATGAACTTGGTAAGAATATATATGTACCGAATTATACTGGGAAGGATTATTTCTATAAGTTATCAACATTGGATTATGTTAAAATTGTAGAAATTGATCTTACAGAATGGGGAATTAATAAAGATATTCCTGCTTGTATGAGTTCTGATATATTTCGTAGGAAAATATTGTATGAGCAGGGTGGAGTGTATTCTGATTTTGATACCGTATGGTTACGTCCGATTGAATATTTAAGTAATGTGGATTGTATTGGAAATCCTATAGATTTTGAGAGTCTTGTTTGTTTTTATGAGTTTACTCACGGGTTTCACAATGTATCAAACCTGATCTCAGAAGTGAGTAGTTTGTACGTAGCATCACTGATTGAAGAAGAAAAAAAGGTGCAACCGCCATACGGTCATCAGGATTTTGGATGTGATCTTTTATGTAGAAAATATCCTGACTGGGAATCTGTTGTATCAAGGTTTCCACGAATGTTGGCTATTAAGTATGAGACATTTTATCCATATTCAACGTATCATATGGAGAGATTGTTTATAGAAAATGATTTAACCCCACTTAAAAACAAGAATGTGATGGGTATTCATTGGTTTAATGGTAATGATAAAAGTGTTAATTATGTTAATCAGGATAAATTCACTGATTGTAGTATGACATCAATATTAAAAGTAGAAGGATACATATGATTTCAATCGTAACAGCTTATTACAACAGGAAAAGTTTGTTTTTGGCAACTTTGCAATCAATAGCAAGAACAGTGTATAAGGACTTTGAGGTTATTGCTGTTGATGATGCAAGCCGGGAAGAAGAGAGATTAGAGGATTTATTACCAAAGTTTCCTTTCTTACGAGTTATTCGGGTAGAAGAAAAGGATAAATGGTATGCTAACTCATGTATTCCTTATAATATGGGTGTTGCTAAGGCTATTGGTAATATTATTGTGCTTCAGAATCCTGAATGTTTACACGTACACGATGTTTTAAGTTATGTAGCACAGGCAGTTCATAATGATAATTATATATCAATGTCAACATACTCTATTGATGCTAATTTAACACAGAGTGTTTTATTATCTACTGAACCACTTACATTTTTAAAGACTTTGCCTCAACGGCATGTTGACGGTTATGTGGGCTGGTATAATCATTCAGTGTACAACCCATGTGAATTTCATTTCTGTTCAGCAGTTTCAATGGTTAATATAATAAAGCTAGGAGGGTTTGATGAACGTTTTGCCAATGGAATCGGTTATGAAGACAATGAGTTTCTTGATCGAGTTAATAGATTAGGGTTGCATAAGATTATTAACGATGATGTTTCAGTAATTCACCAATGGCATCCAAAGGTGTATGACCTTAGCACTTCCACCTACCTATGGGATTTATATATTATGAATGGTAATTTGCATTTAAAAACACAGAATGAAACTATAATTCATGTTAAAAATAGTTACGTATGATAACGTTCCGAAATAAGTTTTTTGGTCACCGTCCGACGATTGATCATACAGAAGCATTTGATACAGGCTTTGGTAATCTGCTGTTCTGGATTGCTGGTACTATTGGTATTGCAGTAAAGAATGGTTATGAGTATACGTTTCCAGCATGGAACAACAGACAATTCTTTACACACCCCCTACCGGAGAGTGTGATTGATGAAAGCAGGTATCAGGAGTTTGACATTCCTTGGGGGTTTCATGGTTTTGATGTTCCTGATAACGTTACTATTTTTGGTTTCATGCAGACAGATAAATATTTTGCTCATTGTGGGGATTTGATACGTTATTATTTTGAGTTGAAGCCACCAGTGGGTATAAAACCGTACGAAGATTGTATATTAATGCATTATCGGAATTATAAACATCCGTGGTTCGTTGATCTGGGGCGGGAATATTATCTGGAGGCATTAAAACATCTGCCTGACCGTCATGTGGTAATTGTCACCGATAATATTACTGAGGCAAGAAAAGCAATTGGTGGAGACTTTGAATATGTTAGTAATACTCCTTGGGTAGATTTTTATCTATTGTCAAAGGCTGATTATATTGTGATAGGCAATAGTTCGTTCTCATGGTGGGGTGCCTGGTTATCCCGGGCTGTTACTGTGGCACCATCTCGTTGGTTTACGGATGAGTTACCACAATCAACTGAAGATTTTTATTGTGAGAATTGGTTAAAAGTATAAAATATGAAGATAGTTATTGACGAAGGTTCTGGGACTATTTTTGATGATGATCGTCCCTGGTTAGGGGGTAATATTCGTGGTGGGGATACTCACTGTGAGGATCCAGTAGTATGGGATTATTTAATTAGTAGGTTTAAACCTCAGAATATTATTGACATTGGTTGTGGTGAAGGACAGTTAATGAAATATTTTTATAATCACAATATTTTGGTTTTGGGTGTTGATGGGTTAGAAATAAACAAAGAAAATGCAGATTTGTCTATTGCTGATATGATTGTTGTACACGATTATCAGAATGGGGCTTTGATTATTCCAGCGGATATGGTTTTATCATGTGAATTTGTTGAGCATGTTGATGTGAGGTATATGGTTAACTTCCTTCCACAGTTTTGTGCTTGTAAAACCTTGATATTTACTCATGCTGTACCAGATCAATTAGGTTATCATCATGTCAACTGTCAAACAGATGAGTACTGGGTCACGTTGATGACTACTTTAGGACTGACATTTAAAGAAGAAGAGACTGCTTATGCCCGGTCATTAGTGAAAGATAGTTTTTGGAAAACATTACTAATTTTTGAACAACTTATTATAATTTGAAAATATGAAAATAGAAGTCTATGCCCTTACAAACAATGAAGAACGGATAATGCCATATTTTATGCGTCATTACATACAATTTGCCCATGTTATCCTGTTGGAAAACAATTCTACAGATCGAACGGTCGAGATAGCTCAGTCAATGGGTGCCGAGATTTGGCGGTATGATGTACCAGATGAGATCAATGATGCATGGTATCTAGAGGTCAAGAATAACTGTTGGAAGAACAGCAAGGCTGATTGGGTAATAATTTGTGATGCTGATGAGTTTATATACCATTCACATATCGTTGAATATCTTGAAAAGACAGATGCAACAATTTTTCTGCCAGGGTTATGGAATATGTTTTCTGAGAAGTTTCCTACTACTGCAGGTCAGATTTATGAGGAAGTTACTGGTGGACGTCCGGGTGGACCAAAGATGAATCTATTTCGTCCCTCAGAGATCAAGGAAATAAATTATGATGCTGGTTGTCACATGGCACATCCGACGGGGAATGTCCATTTGAATGCCAATTCTGAGATAATGACTTTTCACATGCGTCATCTGTCAAAGGAGTATGTTAATGAGCGCAATGCAAGGAATTTTGCACGTCTGAGTGAAGTCAACAAAAAGAACAACTGGGGGTATCATTTTGGTAGTTCCTCAGAAGAAGTCAGCCAATTTATGGATAATGAGATGACTGTATTAATAAAAGTTATATAATATGGTACTTCATGTGCTTTGTGTAGCTTATAACCGAGTGTTACCCCTACGTGGGTTGATAGATTCTTTTATGAACCAGACAGATGCCCGGTGGTCATTGTATATTATGCATGACGGACCAGCACCAGAAGGAGTGCTTAGGGTAGTCAATGATCCATTTTATACCACTGATGGACGGGTGCATTATAAAGAAACACCTCAGTGCAATGGTGAGTTTGGTCACCCTAACCGTCGAATGATGCTGGAGAACCTGGCTGGTGCCTGTGATGATATGGTGTTGATTACTAATGATGATAATTATTATGTACCGGCTTTTGTAGAGGTTTTTCTTAAAGAATGCCGAGCAGATGTTGGGATGGTATATTGTAATACACTTCATAGTTATATGCAATATACGGTGATGTACACCCGTGTTAAAGAGAATTATATTGATATGGGATGTTTTATTGTGCGTTCTGACGTAGCAAAGTCAGTAGGGTTTAATCAGACTAATCATTCAGCTGATGGGGCGTATGCCGAGGCGTGTGCCCGGCGTTGTGCAGAACGACATCTGAGAGTTATCTATATTGACAAGCCCTTGTTTGTCCATAATTAGTTAATAATGTGATAGTTAGTCAAATAAGTTAATTTTTAAAAAATTTTATATATTTTTAACCGAATTTTTAAGCAGTGATATTTGAATCTATATATTTTACTTTACCGGAACTTGTTTGTTCTGAGGTTTATGATAAATATGGGGATACAGCATGGCAGTTCTTTGATATTCGTTTACTTTTAACTATTGAAAAGATTCGGGAAGTTTTAAATAAACCGATGATTATTAATAACTGGCAGGCTCACGGGCAATTTTCACAACGTGGATTACGCTGTGTTCAGTGTGATTTAATGAAGTCAGTTTATCAGGCAGGCACTTTATTTGTTGATCCTCATGCAATGGGGCAGGCAATTGATTTTGATGTTCTTGGTCTGGTTGCTGAGGAAGTTCGACAATGGATTGTCAAGAATCAGAATATATTACCATACGCAGTAAGATTAGAAGCAAATGTCAGTTGGGTACATCTGGATATTCGGGATGCTAGTAAAGGAAAAGTTTACATATTTAATGCTTAATATAAAAATTATTTGTATAATATAGTAAATTGAAATCATGAAATGTCCATACGCAAATATTGAATGTGATTATCTGGATACTGCTTTTATGATCCGAGAGCGGGATATTGAATGTGAACAGTGCTCACATTATAATAAAGGTGTTCAATTTACTGACGTGTCACCAAAGTTAAGTAAGACCAGCAAAGTGGTTTTATCTGTTGCAATATTACTAGGGTTCGGAGCACTGATGGTTCGGGCTGCTGTTGTAGGTTCTCTTTTTAGTTTGGTAATCTTGGGAATTGTATTCCTGGTAGATGCCTGTTGGCTGATTGATCTAACGGTTAATAAAGAGTTATGACAGCAAGTATAACCAATTGGGTGAGTAGTGAGACTAACGTGGGTGCTGTGCAGAGTGCTCAGACGGTGTTGGAACGGGTTAAAAAGGAACGTTATACTAAGCGTAAGCAATATCAGTTAGTGAAAATAGGGGATCATCCCTTGACGTTTAAAGAAGTGTTAGTAGAGGATAAAAAAATAAAACCCTCAATTGAACGTTAATATAAAAATAATTTGTATAATAGGTTATAAAGGATATAAACAATTAAAAACTCACTATTATGGAAAAGATTTTTGTTCACGGAAAAGGTTTGGTTGACAAATCAAGTGCAAATAACGAAAAGTTTAATCTCTTTGGTCAGTTACCGGGAGATGCTAACAAGACTCTGATTGCTAATGTTAAAACAATGAGTGAACTCAAAATAGCAAAAGCTGAGTGGAATGATGTTTTTGAAAAGGAAGGCATTGTTCTGACCGTCGGAACGAATAAAGAAGTTGCCACAGTAGGCAAATAAAAAACAGGTGAGTTGAACTGGCAGGGTGGTTCCTTTTACATAATCAGGATTTTAGTTTAATAACCAGTACTTACATACTTCCAATAATCACCCTGCCTTTTTTGAAAGTTCTTTGAAGACAGTTGTTACTAGAGGTCTGTAGAGTAGTCTGTTTGGACACGGGTTCAATTCCCGTCAGCTCCACAACTAGGATTAATAGAAGTAATACTCTGATTGATTGTGATAGAGTGCTTGATGTAAAATCAGTAAGACAAGCAAGAGTGCTTAATAAGACTAAAGCAATACTCTTTATTAATGTTGCTCTTCAGAGAGTTTACAGATGTCGGTTATATCCTGTAAATGAAAGACAATCCTATTAATCCTTCGCCTTATTAAAAATAAGGGGCTGATCTGGTTTTGACAGCAGAGGAGTGTAACAGATCAATGAAGGTAACAAGCATGCCAATTAAATGGCAAAACAATTCAAATGCCTGAAAGGGCACAGGTTAACATGGCCGCATAGGCTGAAGACGACCGACTGAGGGGAAAGTACTCAGTGCATTCCCCTCTTTTATTTTAAAATTATAAATATGATGATACGAACTGAACAAATACGTTAATTAATACCACTTTTGAAGGGTCTATAAATTTGATTTGTAGACTTTTATCGTTTTAAATTAGAAGTATTAACGAAAACAAGTGAGATGAAACAATTAATTTTAATTCTTTTGCTACTGAGTATTTCTCTGGCAAGTGGGTCTTCTGATCATGTGACTTTATATATTGAGCAGGTTCATCCCATAGTTAAGCCTCCTGAACGAGTAGACATACAGTTCCGGTTGTTCATTGAACATCTAGGACTGATTGAGAGTTCTAATCAATGGAAGGTGATAAATAGCATTGGGTGTATGGGTAAGTATCAATTTACTGCTACTACATTGGAGTTGTTAGGATATCATGGTATTACGCCTGAGCGATTCCGGGCTGATCCTAGCGTGTTTCCTGAACAGATGCAGGAACGAGCATTAAAGGATTTAATCGCTCACAATCTACATTATTTAAGTAAATTCACACAGTATATTGGTCATGTAGTGAATGGTGTACAGATTACACGGGCGGGGTTGATTGCTGCTAGTCATCTGGGGGGTGTGGGTGGAGTGCAACGGTTTTTAACTTCTAATCATAATGCAACAGATATGAATGGAAGTTCTATTCAGACGTATTTAAAGGAGTTCCAGGGATATAGTGTTTAGTTTTTTGTATAATAAATAAATTTGTTACTATGAAAAAATTGACAATTCTTTGTTTTCTACTTTTTACTTTTGCATGTGCTGATTTGACACAAAACAAAGACATTGAGAAAGTCAAAAACTCATCATTAAATTTAGGAGAATTAGGGATAGGGTTTGGATTATCTAATCCATGTGTAGTTGGTGATATAGTAAAGCATATTACAGGTCTTAAGGGATTTGTCCAGTGGGAATCATTTAGACCAACAGGTTATGAGAACAATCCAAATGTTGTTTGTGTTCAGGTTGATATTACACGGAATTTGCCTAAAAACAATTTAGTAAAGATGCAATTTTTATTAAACAGAGAAACTGGCTTTGTTGAAATAAAATACTTAGCAATAGATAGTTTAAAAAAATCATTGACAGATTGGTATGAAATCTTTCCAGGTGAGTGGCATTAAATTAACAATCTTGGAATTATTAAAAATTATATAAATTCCTTAATTTTAAAAAAACTATTTTATTTTTACGCCTGGTTAATAGATCAATCATGTGTAAAATAAAGGAATATAATAAGCAAAGTAAATTTATAATTCTCTACCAGAGGATTACATCATTGCCCCTATGTTCTGGTTGGAACCATTTTTCTATCTTACACATGGTTGATTGGTTTACCAGACATAGGGTTTTTGACACAGTTTTTCCCACGTCTGATTATATCGAGACAAATCCAAAACAGAGGTAGTTATAGTACTTTAGGCACAAAACAGCGAGTTTACTCGCCTTGCATGAGAGACATAGTGCCTGGGGCGTAATGATAAAACGGTAGTCATTGGGAATATGAAGGGTTGCAAATCCGTCTGGAACGAAATAACAGTTAGGGGTCATTATTATAATTACAGGGATTTTAAATTAGATTTATTTTTCTAAATACTATTTCTATAAATCTAATAAATCTAATAACGACTCATCTATGCAAGGGGTTTAGTTTTTATTATGTAGAATAGTGAAAAACTTAATTTTTAAAAACTTTTAATATTTTTATACCAAAATAAATTTGATCAGGTATAAAGATATATTCAATGAATACAATCACAAAGGATGACTTCCTTACGATGGTGAAGTTGCAACACCTGGAAGTTCTCACCCAGGCTCAATTGAGTCAAAACACAAAAGTTATAAACGGTTATATGCAAAAGGCACTCACAGCGGAGCTTTCCGATGGTGAAATTGCCGTGAGTAATGCTATGATCACTGACGTCGGGTCGTTGCAACAATGGGAAGTATTACGCAATGATTTCACTAAGGCGGTAGTTTATACTCGTCACGAACAGGTTGAGTGGGAGGATGCTGAACGGGGTGAATTAGGAGAGATTATAAAAGCCAAAGGTGGAATCTATAAACTCACTAGTGAAAATAAGAAACTGGGCAGGGTTGGTCAGAAGTATGGTGAAAAGAAAGAAACTTTGTCTGATTTAGATACTCCTATTGCTGGTATGTTAAAGAGGGTTAAGGAAGAAAAAGAGGGTAATGAGAAGAAAACTAAAAAGTACGATTTTGCAATGGCTAATGAAAAAGTTGTTAATGAATATAAACGAGGAAAATTTAATATTAAGATTGCAAAAATGAATTCTCCTAGATTTGGAGATATGTATTATGGTATTTCTGATACTGGAGAACCTTTAATGACAACTCCTAATTTTTATTTGAGTGAAAAAGATGCTAAAAAGGAAATTGAAACTTTTGTAGATCAATATATAAAAGAACAAGAATAATAAATATACAAATTTGATACAATATAAACTTTTTATAAAGCATGAAAACATTAGTATTTAATAATAGTTCAGGATTAATGGTAGAACTCTTAACTGACCTGATAGGTGACAACCAACAATTTACTGTTTTCCAGATAAAGGAACGTATTTTGTCCACTGGTAAGTTCCAGATTGGTTTTCAGGATGCAACGATAGCAGCCGGGTGGGATTTTAAAATATTGGAATATGATCTGGGTACAATGATTGCCTGGGCAATAACAAAGGCTTGCACCCTCACAGCGGTAGAGACTGGTAAAGCGGACGTGGTGTTGCATCAGGGGACTTATTACGGTGGTGCCATAGGTGTAGATATACTGGATACGTATATTTATTAAACTCAATGATCACTCGGGCTGTTTTTTCATACTTCAATGCTGATGATTCATTTAGCAATAAAGCTGGTTACATGTTTTATTCTGACTTTTTGTATACCATGGCATTAGCTACTCATTGGGCTATGCAAAATTTTAAGTCAGTACACGTGGTAACCACCCAGTGGGGTGAACGTGTGTTAAGAACAGCAGGAATAGAGGTAACTGAATATTCTACAGAACTAGACACTATGAAAAATATTCCACGATGGTTCTGGGCGTATGGTAAGATGATAGCTTATACGTTACAGACGCAACCGTTTGTCCACGTGGATAATGATATGATTATCCGACAACCACTGCCAGAAAGGGTATTGAATGCCCGACTGTGTTTCCAGAGTAAAGAACAGATGGTAGTGCCAGAATATAGGTGGTACGATGTTCTAAGACCTTGTTGGAACAGTGCTGTGGTACGTCCACAGATTATTGTGAATAATGAAGTCACTGATTTTACTTATAACTGTGGCATCTGTGGTGGTCATGACCTGGAGTTTTTTAAGGAATGGATTAAGACCAGTGCTGAATATATTTTTGCTCCAGAGAACCAGAAGGTGTTTTTTGAAGACTTCCGTCCTGTTCAGATGCATCAGAACTTGTGGCACGAACAATATTTTGCTGCTGCACTGATTAAGGCACATCACCTGAGAGATCAGGTAGAGTTAATCACAGATGATATCAATGATCCATCATGGATATTAGATAATAAGAAGAATTTGAGGTATGCCCATCTGTGGGGAGCAACCAAGACTGATCAACACATTATGAAACGGGTGCGAGCTGGGTTGCAAACGTTTGCCCCAGCGTTATATGAACGGGTAACTGATTTTGTTAATAATTATCTTTTTAGTGAATGTCCAAACGACGTGCGAGTAGGAGCAACATTGTAAGATTGCCACAATCATTGGCACAGATAGATACTCAGATTGAAAAACTGAATATCCATAAGTCTTTGACGTATCAGCGATTGTTGGAGTCAAACAAGCCGGATGATATCATGAAGGCTTTAAAGTACCAGCAGGACGTTCAGAAAGCTAATAGTGTGATTGCCGACAACCAGCGGGCATTCTTGTACGCACCAGACAATGAGTTTTACACTGGTCTGGGATACAAGACGGCTATCAAGGTTGTGCCGTTTGAGTTCTTGCGTTCAATGGGTGGTACACCGATGATCTTCTCAGTGATCAGCACCCGTATAAATCAGATACTGGATTTTGCTAATTTCTCCACGGATGCTGACCGTCCAGGCTGGACAATCCGTAAACGTCTGGGACGGTTTGAGACCGAGTATGAAAACACTGATCAGGATAAACGTGAGATTGAGAAGATAGTAGATTTTCTGGAGAACGGTGGAATGGATGCCAAGTTTACTATTCATAATGATTTTCATGACTTTTTGAAAATATTCCCTAAGGATATGTTGGAACTGGATCAGGGCTGTTTTGAAGTACAGCGTACCCGTGGGGGTGATCCAGTATCGTATGATTGTGTAGACTCATCAACAGTGCGCTTATTAGAAACTATTGATCCCAATTATGATCAGCAAAACGAGAAGTACGAACCACTGACCTTTCAGGATCATTCGTACCTTCCACATTATTGTCAGGTATGGCGTGAACGCATACTGATCAATCCTAAGACTAAGCAGGAAGTGGTGTGGTATCCCTGGGAGATGTGCTTTGCTGTGCGTAATAAGACTAGTAACATCATGCAGAATGGTTACGGTCAGAGTGAACTGGAGGTGCTGATGCGAGTGGTGACATGGTTACTAGAGTCTATGGAATACAATGGACGGTTCTTTACTAATGGGTCAAATCCACGGGGATTTTTTACTATGAAAGGTGGTGTTGATCCCCGGATGTTGAACGACTTTCGTATGGCATGGCGGTCAATGGTGACCGGTTGGCAGAATGCTCATAAAGTACCGATCTTTGAGGCTGACAAAATAGATTGGGTTGACATGCAACAGACCAATAAGGAGATGGAATTCAGTCAATGGATGGAGTTTCTGACCCTGGTAACTTGTTCAGTATTCAAGGTAGACCCCTCAGAATTAGGGTTCAAATTCTGTCAGCAGCATACTCTTTTTGGTGAAGGTGGACAGAAGCAACGTACAGAACATAGTAAGGATAAAGGATTAAAACCTTTATTAAAAGTGATTCAGAAGAATATTGACAAGTTTATTGTCAGTGAATTAAATTCGAACTATGAATTTGTATGGACTGGTGTGGATATTGAAGACGAAACAACTAAGCTAGACAACGATGTAAAGAAACTTGCTAGTGGGATGGTTTCAATGAAAGACAAATTTAAGGAATATACAGGACGGGAATTTGATGAAAATGAAGATATAATATTGAGCCCGGTTTATAATCAGATAAAACAGATGCAAGCTTATGGCGGAAATAGTATGAATGATTTAGTTAACAAAGAATCTGGAGGGGGTGATATTGGACAAAAAAATCCATTTTCAACTTTTGAAAGTGATATGGTAAAGGGTAAATCCAGTGATCCTATTACTCAGAATTTAATAGACTACATAAATACCGAACTTGTGACAAAGTGATAATACATAAACAAAATATTGATTTTCAGCTCATCCGAGAAGCTAAGCAGGGCAGCCAACAGGCTTTTACCACTTTGTTTACACATTATCATAAACGGATTTTTAATTTCATCCGTGCTATCATTAAGGACACAACGGATACAGAAGATTTGACGATGTTGACTTTCGAGAAGGCATTTGCAAAGATTACTGAATACGAACCGTTATTTGAATTTCAGACATGGTTGTTTAAGATAGCAAAAAACGCCTGTTTTGATTTCATTTTGTATAAAAAACGTAGACCTATCAATGTGGACATAACGGATTTGCATTACCTGGAAAGTTCTGTACAAACGCCTGAACAACTATTGATAAGTGCTCAAACGGTGAGTATCATAGAAGATTCTATACGTGAAATGCCTTTGAGACATCAGCGTATAATAGACCTGCGAGATCAGGGGTTGTTATGTCGTCAGATTGCTGAGTTGTTAAATATAAGTATCAGCACAGTAGTGGGGCAGATACGGTATGCCCGGTTGTGGTTAAATAGAATGTTAATTAAAAGACAGATAGCATGAGCAATTTAATGTTTGGTCGGTTACCACGAAGGGAAGATCCACAAGGGCGAACTTTACTGATGTCAAATTATGTAAAAGCTGTAGCTGATCCTCCTTTAGAAGTGGACAATCTCAATAGAGTGTATACAAAACTTGGCATAAACGATCCTACAGTGCTGTTTCCAATGTTAGGAAATAATAATGCAGGAGATTGTACCATAGCTGGTTTTGGTCATTTTAAATCACTTATTTTGGGGCTTAGTGGTACTAAATACATCCCAACAGATCAGGAGATACTTGATTTTTATTTTGCTATGACAGGTGGTCAGGATACAGGTTGTAATGAGTTGGATGTATTAAAGAAATGTCATAAAAAGGGTTGTCTGGGTGATAAATTACCATATTACGTGGCACTCAACCCAAAGGATTTGCGGGAAGTACGTCAGACTATCTGGTTGTTTGGGGCTTGTTACATTGGTTTTAATGTGCAACAAAATGCTATTGACGATTTTAATAATCATGTACCATGGACGCCGGGGGTTTTGACTGGGGATGGTCACTGTGTTATCACCCCGGATTATACCCAGGATATGTTTACTAACCTGACATGGGGTGATAAACAAGATGGAACAGTTCCTTGGTGGAATCAGACCGTTGATGAAGCATGGTTACTGGTATTCCCAGAAGAGCAACAACCTGAGTATTTAAAGGATTTAGGTTTTGACTGGGATACTTTAATGGCAGATGCTCAGGCTATTGCGACTACAAATAAAAAGAAATGTTGGTTTTTTTAATAATTTAATACTTGAAAATTATGTTAAATTTTTTACTTACACTCTTGGTTGCCCTTCTAATTGGAGGGATCATTGTTGGTATATGCTTTTGGCTTATCAACTATTTTGTAACTAATCCACAGTTCAATAAAGGACTTAAAGGTGTTATCGTTCTGATTGTTCTTATTGTTATCCTTATCTATCTTTTTGGGGGTGGTGATATAGGAACTATCCATACAGGTACTCACAGGTTTTTAAACTAAAAATTATTCGTTATGACGACACAACAATTTTTGAAGGGATTACTTATGACGCTTGTTGCATTGTTTATTTCAATGTGGACAACAACAATTAACTGGGTTTTATTGGGGATAAATGTAGTAAGTACTATACTAAGTTACTTTGGTAAGAATTTAATTCCCTGGCTTCACTCTGATTCACCTGCAGGACAATTGAGTTTAATCAATATTGTCTCAGGTATATGTGTGGCTCTTGGAACAGGACTACTGGATGGTCTTGGTCAATATTTTATTACTGGTCAGATTGTCTGGCTGGCTCTTGGTAAACTCGTTTTATCTATTACGTTCACTTATCTGGGAGGCACTGCATTTCTGCCAGCCTATAATACAACAACATTTAAATTTAAGTAATATGAAAAAAAGAATTGTTATTTTATTTGCATTTTTGCTTTTTGCCTTCAGTGCCATTCAGGCACAGAGTGCTTGGAAAGGGTTTTTTAAACCCGTGAATAGTAGTATTTTTGATCAACCCCATCAGATGATGATAAAGATAGGTAGTAATCTGAAATTGGTAGATACTACAATAGTAATGCCATCTGCTTGGAAAGTTCGTCCGGCTGTGAATTTATCAGGAGTCGAGTTGTCTTATAATAAGTCAACAGCAAAGATTGAGTCGGTAGCAAGAAGTTTTGGGGGAGGTATAGGTATAACTTATAACTATTATATTAATGATAATGGTGTACCTTACAGTCCATTTGGTGCTGGTGCTTCTGTATTTTTTGATCCGACCGGAGTTTGTACCATTGGTACTATTACAGCACTTCAATATTTAAACTTCGGAGGTGGTTTTAATTGGACAACTAAGCATGGTTTATTCTTAATAGGGGTATTGTATAGTTTCACACTAGGTGGTTTGTAATAAATTCGAGAGTTTTTAACAACATGACAAAATGGTAGCAATAGTAGTATCAATAGGACAGGTCACTGTAGGGGGTGTCGTCTATAATTCGCTTAAATATAAAGCAAGTATAGACGGTTCAGGTTTAATTACCATTCATAGTGATCCTGTAGGGGAGGATGTCTTACTGTATGGAGCAGCAGCCGGGGATGTGAGTCTAAATGGTACTACTTACGGTAGTGTGACGGCATTCGTTGCTGCCTTCAATACAGCTATTCAAAATGCTAATTTAGGAGTGAATGTCGGGCGTAATACCAGTTATCCCGACACTCCTTTTTCAGCACATATAACAGCAAACACTATCGCATGGGTTGCTAATTATGTCAAGCCTGGCTGGGTGACTATTAAAGCACTAAGTACTAACGGTGGTAATGTTTATGTTGGCCCAACAGGATTAACTGCTGGTAGTGGTGAACTTGAACCAGGGGAGAGTGTCACATATGAAGTGGCTGATTTGAGTACTGTCTGGGCTTTGAATATTACAGTTGGATATATTATTAATGTATTTGGGGCATATAAAAATTAAAATATGCAAAGTCGTTTACGACATAGTGCAAAACGTTTCAATGAGGGACAGCAATCGTTGAGCAGCAAATACAAACCTACGAATGTTGTTGTTATTCAAATTTCTGGTGGAATAAGAATTACATGGAATGCATTGGCTAATATTGATAATTATGAGGTTTGGGTGTCTATAAACAGTGCGCCATTTGTTATATTAGCAATTATAACAAGCGGGACTACTTATTATGATGACTTGACATATTATGCAGGAGTTCCAATTGCTTATAAAATAAGGGCAATTACCGGGAGTATTTATTCTGACTTTTCAGCAGAAGCAATAATTCAATTAAGTTATGTGCCTGCCTTTTTATTGGGAATGCATACTTTTGCAATTTATGAACCGTTAGCAACAAATGGACGTTTGGCTGCATCAGGAATAGAGAGTATTTATTGGGATCAAAAAATTGCTTACGGAACATTAGGTGCAGAACAGAATAGCGGTGTAATAGTTTTGTATGCAGTTTATAAGATAACGGCCTGTCAGACTAATTTCTTTTATACAGGATGTACGGTTGGGGATACATTTGTTTGTGGAACAGTTAAAACCTGTGATTCAAATAATAAGGTACAACTATATACTGGCAATCACTTAACGCAACCAGTAGTAGCTAGAAGACCGACAAATCAGGTTTTTAATGGTGTACATGGTGCTTCAGGTAGTTTTATGAAAACTGCACCATTCACGTTAACTCAACCATTTTTCATATATATAGTTTTTAACCCTGTTTCATGGGCTAGTCTTGATGTGATTTTTGATGGTAGTGCTGATTTTGCGGCAGCACTTATACAACATACGGCAACCCCTCAGGTTCAAACATTTGCAGGTAGTTATATTGGAACATCCGTAAATCCTACTGTTGGTCAATCCTGTATCATGCGTTGTTTATTTAATAATACAAATTCAAAAATGATCTTAGCAAATGGTATACCAGTAACAGGTACTGTAGGAAATACCGCTAATAGTGGATTTACTCTTGGTAATGGCGGCGGAGGAGGTACCTCTTATTCTGCAAATATTGGATTTTCCTATGCTGCAATTACTGATGGATCGGAGGCAGGAGGATCAAATGAGACAGCAATATATAATTATTTAACAGCAAAATACTCCTTATAATGACTATACCAACTAATCCACAATGCACACAAATAACCGGGGCAATCCAAGTAACTTGGGTAGAAGGTGCTAATCCCGCTGATCAATACCAGGTATGGAAGTCTGTGAATAGTGGAACATATTCATTATTAACAACTATCCTGAGTGGCATTCAATTATATAATGATACGGCAGCGACTAATCTTGGTGATTTAATAAAATATAAAATCAGGGGAAAGAATGGATTAACGGTTTCTAATTTTTCAAGCCCTAAACAAATTACCAGTAGAACATGGAGTGAATTGATGCAATATAGTTATACTGATGTAATTAATACTCATGTAACATGGACTTACGGCACAAAAACGTTAATACTTGGCAGGTTACAGGAACAATACATAATTGATACATTCGGCCCGGCAGGACAAAATAAAACTGTTTGTGATTTCTTTATATTTTTACAGGTTAATCCTGCATATTTAACGCATATTGCCAGGACGATAACAAAATCTGGTGCAACATTACGATGGAATTTTGGAGGTGGAAATATTTATTCTCAAAATAATTTACCTGCACAGACAAGTACTACTGAAGTTTCTTTTACATCAACTGATGGATTTTCTGGTGTAACGGCACTTTCATTGAATCCAAATGGATTTATAAATAATATATTTAAGATTACATATTATTTTCCAAATGCTACCACTATAATAATAGCTGGTGATGCTAATGGTAAAATGTCGGGTAATATTTCTTCATTTAATTTTATAAATACTGCTGCATATATTAATCTCTCCAATAATCTTTTTATTGGCGATTTGTCTGCAATGACAATACCGGATAGTTGTGGTTATTTTGATTTGAATAGTAATTTATTTACTGGTACCGCTCCTTCTATATCAGCTAATCATCTTGGGGGCGGAGCACTTCTATATTATTGTTATAGTAATAAATTTACAGGATTTGGAGGTTCATTGGTAAGTAGAAACACGTGGGATTTTCAACTTGGAAATAATCAAATAAACACTACGGGCATTACATCAATAATTACAAAATTTAATAATTATTTCTCAGCACATGCACCTACGCATAATTTAAGTATAACTTTAACTACCGGGGCACATACCACTAATGGGACAATTACAGGTGGAGAAACAAATTCCGATTTGGTTAATTTAAAAGCTGTTTTTGTTAATGCAGGATACACCTGTACTGTTACATATAATGCAGTTTCATTTTTAGCATTGCCTCTTAATGTTCCATTTATGGCAATCACTTTTGATGATGAATATATTACTCAATTTACTACACTCTATCCGGTGCTGGCAGCGAGGGGATTAGTAGGAACACTTTATGTCACTGCCTATCATGTCGGAACAGCAGGGTATATGACTGTCTCTAATTTACAGGCTCTTTATGCTGCTGGATGGGATATTCAATGTCATACATACGATCATATTGATATGACAACTTTAACACAGGCACAACAAGAAGATCAATATGCGAGATTAAATACATTTTTAACAACAAATAGTATTCCTTCTCCAAATCATACAGCCTATCCATATGGTACTTTGAATGCATTAGTGGAACAAGTAGCTGCTGAATACAGACTGACTGGACGTGGTGTTGACTGGCAAACACTTAATGGCTTAATATATAAGTTATAACCTGGGGAACACTTAATGCAACCACCGATACTGTTGTCCGAATAGAATCAGTAATAGATTTAGCAGTAATAGCAAAAGCAGGGATGATAAGTTATCTTCATACATTTGTAACTAATGCAACAGGAAGTGATACGGATATAGATATGTTTGCATCATTTATAGATTATGCAATAAGTCAAGGAGTTACTGTTGGTACAATATCACAACTATATGCAAAATTAATTGCTTAGATATGCAATTCAACGAAATGAAATGATATGACAGCAAAACTTAAACTTGCTATTCGGAAACAGGATCATTACTGCACTCAGGAAGATAATATTAAACATCTTATTGAGAATAATAATAAGTTATCAGTTATTATCACAGGGAATAATCACCCGGAAAATGGTATAATGCACCAGGTGGCAATAATAGGGGAACGTCAGGCAGGAGTACTAACTAAATTGGATAATATAAATAAAGAGTTAAAAGGCGTTAATGAAAACCATAATGTTCTGCTCGGTGAGATAACGAGGGTGGGGGCTAAGGTTAATGGTTTTGAAAAACAGGGTGAAAAAGATCAGATTGCTGCGGACTTGGCAGAAAAGAAGCGTCAGGATAGATGGCAACGGTGGGTATGGATAGTAACAACATTGTTAATGATGACAGGGATACTTCTTAGTAATATACATACCAGTAGGAATAGCAGGAAGATAGATAATTTAGGAACTCCAGTTATAATGAATCCTAGAGGAACAGTTGTACCACTTCAACGAGGAGAAGTTCTGAAAATGTATCCAAGGGATTTCACGGGTGATACAATGAAGAAAGTAGATGTAAAGAAATGAAACGAATACTTTTTATATTAAAAGAAAAGCAATACAGTCTGTCCCTGACATCTTATGGACTTATTAACTCAGCAAATCATATTGCACATTACCTGGAAAGCAAACATTACCAGTGCAAAATAGTACAGGTTGTTGATGCAAACGGTATTGACAAGGAGGTACATGACTATAATCCTGATATTGTTATCATTGAAGCCCTGTGGGTAACTGCACCTAAGTTATCAGAGATAATGTCTTTGTGGTGGTATAAACATATCAAATGGGTAGTACGCATTCATAGTGACATAGGATTCCTGAGTACAGAGGGGTGGGGTGTGAAATTGATCAATGATTATATTGAATTGAAAAGAGATAATTTGATAATAGCTTTTAATAACCATGGTTTTGTAAAAGCATTATCTAATGTGATGGAATATGATTTTACATATCTACCAAACGTAATGACTGTTCTTGAACCGGAGGATAATGATTCTGAAGAAAAATCATACATGAAGATTGGTTGTTTTGGTGCGTTGAGGTTACTTAAAAATCAGTGTTTCCAGGCTGTATGTGCAATAATGGCAGCAAATAAACTCAACAAGAAACTATTTTTTCATATAACACCTAATCTGGCTATCCAGGATGATTCAGTATTGAAGAATCTTAGGGAGTTGTTTAAAAACATTGGGCATGAATTAATGGTTCATAACTGGATGCCTAATCATACGTTTCAAAGTCTTATAGGAAAGATGGATCTGGGATTACAACTTTCCTATACAGAAAGTTTTAATATTGTCACAGCAGATTTTATCAACAACAATAAACTTATTATTGTTAGTGATGCTATTGTATGGATGCCCCCTTCGATGCGAGTTTCTACAACAGATTATGAAGAGGTTGTTGATAAGATTGTTCACATTTATAAACATCGTAATAGTAATCTTATTAAAAGTTTGGTGAGGAGGCACTTGAGGGAATATAATGAAGGGGCAGAGAAAGTATGGGATGATTTTTTAAAGCAGCATCATGGAAGTAAAAAGTGAACATTTTGATCCACCACGTTATCCGAAGCTCATTGTGCCGATAGAGGATGAGATGAAACATTCGTTTGACGTTACAGTAAAGAAAATAATGATTGACGTTACTAAACAACTTACTCAAGCAGTTAAAACAAAATGATACTTAACACCCAACAGATAGAACGAGTATTGCAGCAAATCAGCAAAAACATACTACTGTATATTGGTGTGAACTTAGGGGAAGCAGTGCTGACTGAGGTTGACCGGGCATTGCTGACTTCTCTGGGGTTGAACCTGGCTGGTCTGGGTGGATTATTTCCACCTTATTATAGGATGTACCTTTTGGGACGGTTAACACAGGTCATTGGTGATTATAATTCTGGTCGGTTAGCATACAATGATTTTGAAGAGTATCTACGAAGGGAACAATATCAACCCCTGACACCGTTTGAAGAGATTCAATACACTCTGGCACGTCAGGCAACATATCACCACCTGAAGAACTTGGAGAACCGGGTGCGTCAGGATGTAGAAACAGGTATAACCGAGGAGTTGACCCGGAGTGAGTATGAAAACATATTTAAAGAGGAAATTGCTACTGGAGTGAAGGAACGTAAGTCTGTGACTAATATTATAAGTGATATTGGTCATCGAACGCAGGATTGGTCTAAGGACTTAGGACGCATAGTAGATACTGAGATGAATAATATTTTTCAGCGTGGACGGGTGGTAGAGATAATGCGTCAGAATCCTGGTAGTGATCCCCTAGTGTATAAGGATGTGTATGCTGGTGCCTGCCGTCATTGTATTGCTTTGTACCTGACCGATGGGTTGGGCAGTGCTCCACGATTGTTTAAACTGAGTGTTTTGGTGGCAAACGGCAGTAACATTGGTCGTAAGGTTAAAGACTGGCGTGCCACGGTGGATGGTTGTCATCCATTTTGTCGCTGTCTTTTGAGAACCCATACGGAAGGTACAATTTGGGACAAAAAGAAAAAACAGTTTGTTTATGATACAGAGGCTTTGAGACGTGAAGAAAAACGGTTGGGGATAAAAGGAACTGTGAAGGTTACTGTGGGTGAAAAAGTTTACATCGTATAAATTTAATATAAAGTATAATGGAACGTAATGAAAATGTAAAAATAACAGATAAGATGAGTTTTGGATTAGATAAAAGAATCAAAGACGAATTATCTATGAAAACAAATCTGAAGATAGAACTTTGGGATGCTGATGGTCATCTTAAAGAAGTCCGTGAAGTTCATAATACAACTACATCAGCGGCATTGGCTGGGTTGATGGATCAGATATTAGCTAGTCCAACGTTGGCAAAGCCAGGGTGGATAGAACTTGGTACAGGTTCTCCAGCAGCCACTTTGTTAGGTGCTTATATTGTAGGATCACGTGTCGCTGTTACAACTAAAACTCGGGTGACTAATGTAGTTACGTTAGTTGGTGATTGGGGTGCCGGAGTTGGTACCGGGTCAATAACTGAAGCCGGTATATTTGATGTGGTAACAGCCAATACTGTTAACATGTGGTGTAGTGCTTCATTCGGAGTGGTTACAAAAGGGGTAAATGATGTACTTAAACTCACATGGACTTTGACACAGAATTGATAATAAATAGTTAAATGGCTGATAATATTGTATTACCGGGTACTGGTCAGAATGTTGCTACTAAAGATGACGGAACCGGACGAGAGTTTCAGGAAGTCATATTAGTTGAGACTGCTGGTTATACTCCTGTTAACCCGGCTACTAATGAAAAACTGGATGAGGTATTGGATAATCTTGGTACATCCGGCCCATTACAGCAGCATGAACCAGAGGGAGGGTCAAATTATCCTGACAGGGAATTACTTACATTAGATGCTAATCTTCAGGATATATTTGGTAGTCAGAATTTATTAACTCCTGATGGACGGTTGAAAGTTGCGGATAACCCAGCAATAGATAGTATTGTATATGGTAGGATGGCTGCTGTCAACCAGGAAGTAATAATGCCATTACAGGGACAGGGAACAGTTTCTGTTCAACTTATTGGAACATGGGCAGGAACTATTAGTTTCTTTGGTAGCAATGACGGTCAGGGATGGAATGCCATTGGAGGTAATCCCTTGAGTGCAGGTGCATTTGTTACTACTACTACGGCAAATGGACTTTGGCGTATGGGAGCAATGGGGTTGAAATATTTTAAAGTTGCGTTTACAAGTTATACATCTGGTATTTGTCAGGCTTTAATAACAAGCAGTCCGATAACGCTTGGCGTGGGTGCAATCCCGGCAGCAGTAACAATGTCAGGTTCAGTTGGTACAGTTTCGCAGAAAGCATCAACGAGTGAATTGAATACGTTTGATACTAATATGAACCCAAATAATGCTGTAATAAAAGATGCTTTACAATATCCTGACCCGTGGAATCCTTTACAGGCAAACTATTATATTGGAGATACTTGTTTTTATAACAATCAGATTTACATTTGTATTTTAGCACATTCAGCATTAACAGCCAATCAGACCCCGGCAAATACAACATATTGGATTGTTGATAAACGACAGAATAAATCAACTATTGCTAATCAATATTGTTCTCCTCCAGCAGCAGCAAGGGTAAGAGTGGAAATAGACCTGGATGCGTATCAATACCGTCTTGCAGAAAACACACTTATAATTCAAACACAGCAATTTATAAGTAATTTATTGCTTGAAGATTATATTTTAACATTGGAACAATCTGGTATTGGTGGACAGATGGGTAAGCAATATGCAATAGGGCAATCAGGAATGGGAGTTTATAATTTTGACGAGATACGATAAATTTTATTAATAATTAAAAACGAAATTAAATGTTAGCAGAAGTAAGAGCAGGTATGACATTATTGTCAGATGGCACAGTAGCACCGGCAAGAGCATCCCGTCTTGGTGCGATAGTTACGGGAGACGCACAGGGGAGATATTATGAACAGGCTTCACGTGGACTGATATTTTCCCTTATTCTTTCAGCATGGTCTTCAACGATCAATGCTGGTAATATTGTAGGGGCAGCAGCAGGAGCAACTACACAGTTTGCCCTATGGAATCCAAGTGGAAGTGGTAAAAACTTATCACTCTTGAAATTTGGTGTATGGCCTATTTCAGGAACGGCACCTGTGCCACCGGTAATTCATAGCTTTTCGGTAACAGCACCGTCAATAGCTACATCAGTAGTTACACCAATAGCTTGTAATAACGTTGGTATGGCAGCTTCGTCAGTGGCACGTGCTTTGACATCAGCAGCTGGTGCAGCATTGACCGGGTCTAGTATTCTTCAGTATCTCCGGGCAGCTGACCTGTTTATCACAGCAGGTGCTGCAGCAAACCTTCAGGGTATGAAATGTATTGAATACATTGATGGTGATATAGTGATCCCCCCAGGAACATGTTGGGTGCCTACCTGGATGGCAGCTGGTACCACTTTCTTAGGTGGTTACAGTGTTGAATGGGAAGAAATACCTTGCTAATAATTAAAAACTAATATAGTGGGTAGTCGGATAAGATTACTCACTATATTAAAAATTTGTTAATATGAATAATAGATTAGAAATTGCATCAAGAATGCTTCCTGAACTTATGAGATCGGGTGAGAGTCAGACCTATGTTGATAAAGACGAAACGATTCATTATCTTGTTAGGTTAGCTTATCGTTATGCTGATAAGTTATTGGAATTTGAAAATACTAAGTTGGAGGATATTGAAAATATCTTACCGGCAGTCCCCGGGATTAGTCAGATTATACCTGGGCAAAGGATTAGAAAAGTAAATTAATTGAATTAATGTGAGTCTATTATTACTTTTTAATCAACCGAGTGGGCAGACATATAATCAATTATGTGCTGATAGTTTTGCTTTGAGTGATGCTTTGGTAAAAGATATCAGACCTAACTTTGCAGATTCATTTGCCTTGAGTGATGCATTGACAAAACAATTCTCTTTATCTCCTGCGGATGTATTTTCATTAGTTGATACCGTAATAAAAAATTATCAGACAACAGCAAGTGATTTATTTGCATTGACGGATGGACTCAGTAAGACTTTTACAAAATCATTAGCTGATACCGTGACTTTGTCAGATGCTTTGGTAAGACAGTTCTCTTTATCCCGGGCTGATAGTTTTACATTAGCAGACATCATAGTAAAACAATTTACATCCTTACGGGGGGATAGTTTTACGTTGACAGATACATTGATAAAAGATATAATATCTATTTTATCAATAGTGCTTTCTGATTCATTCATGCTTACTGATAATCTGATAAAAGGAGTTTATAAGCCCGTAGCAGACAATTTTATTTTAACAGATGTCGTTAGTAAATCTTTTAACAAACGTCTTTCTGATACTCTGACACTTGCTGATGCTCTGGTAAAGGAATGTCATATAAACCGTAGTGATGCTTTTGTATTCATAGATGTAGTTGGTAAGAGTATTGAAACGTCAGTGTTTGATGCTTTTACTATTGCTGATGCTATACAACATGGGTTGGCTCGGAGTTTTTCTGATTTATTCACACTGACAGACTTTCAGACGCTTGATAAGGAACAGGTGATAATAGTAAGTTTACAACTGAGTGATGCTCCAATAACACTTTTATTAGAAAGAACAAGCGCATTGCCACAGGCCCCGGTAATATTGAGTGTTGTAACATTAAACAGTACTATAACAACAAAATTGATATTTTTAAGTAAAATCAGACATGGGTAAGATATATGTCAACCAGAGTGAATTACGTCTCCAGTTAAATACTACAATAGATTTGACACAGGCAGCGTTGATAAAAATTAAATATATTAAACCAGGATCAACTGTTGTTAATGAAGTTGTGGCAGGAGTGTTTGATGTTGCTAAAGGTATTATTATTTATGATTTTCATAACGGGGAATTGGATACTGTTGGTAACTGGACATTCTGGGCTGATGTTACTTTTAGTGATGGGCGTAATGCACCGAGTGAACCAGTGAAACTCAGAATTTGGGTTGAGGGAACCTAGTGATGCTTAATTTTTAAAAACTATATATAATTTTATAACATCAAATTTGATCAGATTAATACGTTCAATGAAATGAATTGGGAAGATGACATTCGATTAAAAAACGCAGAAAGAGTTTTATCCCTAGCTTACCAGGTGGCTAATGTTAATGAGTTTGAAAAAGCTATTGTTGATGACCTGAGTTACTCGGAGGACTTTCGCATAGAAAAAACTGGAAAAGAGGTGAAAGAAAAACTCCAGTTAGAACTTTTAACATTAGCTAGTCAGAAGATTGCTGCTGTAGTTAAGATGGAATCCTTAGTTAAGGATATTAATCAGTTACCAAGTGGCAAACCGGATCAATGGCAGATACGAGGATTTGAAAAATATCTTGGTGAAGTGCCACGTCAGTATAGTTATGCTCAGATTTATCCGAATGAGAAAAATCCTGCCGAAGCAAAGTGTGAACCAATGTACGATAATGATCTCAACCCAACTAGTTTCCCTGGTGGTATCACTCCAACTGTTACAAAAGAGATAATAGACAAAATGAGGGAATATAATCAGGTGGCTGGTGATTACATCCGGGGTTGCATTGATGAAATTAAACTCAAGACAGTTATTGATAATCTACAAGATGGCAAGAAGATAAAACTGGCTCCACAATTAGCTAGCCAACTTGGTTTTTAACTTTGCTTCAATGATACAAAAACTCAGACGGTTATTACATTTGGAAACTACGGAGGAAGCCCTGCGGGACTTTGCCGGTATAATAGAACAGGGTGGGGTGTTTAAGTCAGAGATAGATACTATGGCTCGTGAATACTTAGGCAGTCGGGGTGAACTAGATAAATGGGCTGTGAGTGAACATGAACCTGATGTACAGGAATTGATTAAAGCACAGCAGGATGGTTTGACAAGTCGTTACCTGGCATTCCTGGCTGATAAACAAACGGAATATTTCCGGTTGGAAGAGCGTAAACAATTCTATACAGCTAAGTATCCTGATTTTGAAAAGGCATTGAGTGATTTAAAGAAGAATGATTTCATTGAACATATATTAACAAGTTATCGCAATACAGCATTATCACTGGAAGAAAGTAATACACTGATCAAAGCTGTTACAAAAAGTAAGGTGCAATATGCTGACAATATAGTTTTCAACCAGAAAGGAGAATTGCTGATTGTTCAGCGTCAACCACTGGGTGGTGAGAAGGAAGGAGCAAACCTGTGGGTGTTGCCTGGTGGACACGTTAAGATGGGGGAGAAGTTTGATGCGGCTGCTCAACGGGAACTGCTGGAAGAAACGGGTTACACCGCAGAGGATATTTATCACGTGGGGGATTACGATGATGACACTGTTCATATTGAATACTACTGTTCAATGATTGATACTGATGAACAGAGTCCTGTAGTGGATGCTGCTGAAACACGTGCAACAGAATTTATTCACATCAAAGATTTATATAAACATCCTACTATACATAATATGTGGGATAAAGTTTATGAGATACTGGGTATTGAAGAACATGTGGTTAAGATTAAGAAGGCTATCGCTGAAGGGATTGTTAAGAATGAACGGGCAGAGGTAGTGGTTGATGATAAAATCAGTGAACTGATTAAAGGTTGTGGTGGCAGTGGAGTCAAAGCCAAGTTCAAAAAAGTGATGGACAAGTGGAAAGCCGGTAAACTCAAAAGTGGAGAGAGTGATGAAACTGTGACTAGTCAGAAGCAAGCTATTGCTATTGCACTGAGTGAAACAGGTCAGAGTAAGGAGAAAGCTATTGATGGGGAATTTGAAAAGGCACAAAAAGATATATTAAAGACTAATGAAGGAGAATCTGTCAAAGTTAAATCAACAGAATCTGTTAAATGGACTCGTGATGATAAAACCGATCCTTTTGATAGATTATTAAAAAATAAGAAAGACCTGCCCACTAATGTTAGAAATCGTTTAGATATTGGAGTAACTGATTTAACCAGTAGAGAGTTAAAGAAAGTTGTACGTACTCCATACAAAGGATTGCCTGTATTGTCAGACGGAACATTAATAATGACAGTTGATGAGTTATATGTTCAGAAACATTTATCTGATGATTTTGTTAACGGTGGTAATGGTTATGCATACCCTAATTTTATACCAGAGGATGAACGTTGGATTTCCGATGATCAGCCAGAGGATGAAGAGAAAAAAACTTTAATACATGAAGTGACAGAACCAGAATTAATGCGGTTAAATCCTGATTTACCTTACTCAACTGATAAAGGAATTAATGCACATGACCTTGCTAAAATGGTAGATGGATTTTTAAGTGGTCAGGATGCAAAAACTTTAAACGAGAATGAGAAATTTGATGATAAGGAAATGAAGCGATATGTGGAAACGATTTTAACAAATAGTGTAATTAAAGAGGTATTTGATTTTGCTAAGGGAAAAAGGAAGATTAATAAATCAGTTGAGGGTGATCTTGAAAAGGCTATTGCATTAAAGGATATGGATGATAAGGGCATTCTCCGGGAAGCTATCACGGCTGAATATGATGCTATAAATCTTTATGAACAGATAGCTGAAACGGTTAAAGACGAAAAACTTAAAAAACTCTTTTTAGACATAGCAAAAGAGGAAAAGGTTCATGTGGGAGAATTTGAAGCACTTTTGCTTAAAATTGACAAAGAGCAAACGAGTGGTTTAGAAGTGGGGAAGAAAGAGGAAGCAAAGACGGAACTCAAAATGTTTAGGACAAAGTAATGAGTGAAGTTCAGGAAATATTATACAATACTGATATTGCTATTAAAGATAGGATTGATAAAACAATAGTTTTATTAGATGACTTTGAAAGATATCGTTGTCTTGATAGTAAATTTCGCATTGTTTACTTAACAGTAAATTGTATTAATGGTAAAAAATATATAGGGCAACACACTACTATAAAATTAAATGATACTTATTTTGGTTCTGGTGCAGTATTGTTGAAAGCGTTAAAAAAGTATGGTAAGGAGAATTTTGAAAAGGGAATTCTTGATTATGCTACTGATCAAGATGATTTAAACAAAAAAGAACTTTACTGGATTTTGTTTATGCAAGAACGATATGATTGTTATAATTTGACAACAGAACCATATAAAAAAATAACAACTGAGGAAGAAAAAAGAAAAAGTAGTGAACGACAAAAAGGGGGAACTCCTTGGAATAAAGGTTTAACTGGTATTTATTCTGAATATACTTTAGATAGAATACGTCAGTCTAAATTAGGTACTATTCAAACGGAAGAATCAAATCAAAAACGAAGTGCTAAACTTTTAGGTAAAACTTTTTCTAAGGAACATAATGATAAAATTAGCATAGCTTTCACAGGACGTTCTATAACATGGGGAGATAAAATAAGTAAAACTCTTACAGGAGTTGATCAGCCTAAAGAAGTAACAGAAAAACGAATAAATACTCTTTTGAATTTGCCTAAAATCATTTGTCCTAATTGTGGTTATGTAGGAAAGTATATGAAAAATATGCAAAAGTGGCATTTTGATAATTGTAAGAAGAAGCCTAGATATTTTAGAACAATATTTTAGGATAAATAAAATACAATAATATGAGAAACAATCATTTTAATTTTTTTATGCCTGTTGAATTTGAAAAGGCAGGTACTGGAGAAACCCGGTATAAAAACATGATTATAGGTGGTGTTGCATCAACAAATGATATAGATTTAGATTCAGAAATTCTTGAACCTAATGGATTTGATCTTAGTCTTTTGAAAGTTAAAGGAACGATTAACTGGGAACATCAGGCAAAGCATTCAGCATTAAATATAATTGGGGAACCTATTGAAGCTGAAGTGAAAAATAATAAACTACTTCTCAAAGCAAAGTTATATGAAAAGATGGCAAAAGCTCGGGATGCTTATGATACCATGGAAGCTATGAAGGAATCTGGAGCCACTCGTGGTTTTGGTTTTTCTATTGAAGGTACTCCTTTACAGCGTGATCCTAACAATCCAAAACGTATTACTAAAGCATTAGTTACAAATATTGCACTTTGCATGATCCCAAAAAATTCAAATACATGGGCTTCTATAATAAAAGGTACTCAACAAGAGGATTTTATTGAACAAACTTATGACATTCCACAGGATGTACCTTATTTATATAAAGGTACGTTTGGTAACAATGAGTACACGTTGAATAAAGATTTTACTATCACCAAGGCAATGTGTGCTACATCAGAGACTGGTCAACAGTTGGTTGGTAAGAATACCAGTGGAGCAGCACTGAAAAAGGAATCATTAGATGAGGATTTAAAAATACTCACAATCCCAATTTCTACTATTCACTGGGCTGCTGATAACTGGGAGAATTTCAAAAAAGATACCCGTAAAGCATTGAGGAAAGCTTTGCATGATGCATTGAAAAATTAAATTTTTCTAAAAAATCACTGAATAAAAATTATTTTAACTCATTCATACATTAATTTTATAGTCTGAAAATTTGATAATAAACAATTAAAGATAATACAATGGATGGAAAAATAGCTCTCGAAACAATACAATCCTTTAAGACATTACTTTCCCCGGAAGATTATGGGGAGTTTCTGAAAGGAGAGGATTCTGCTAAGCTTCGGGCATTCCCTGAAGTGGCTGAATTTATTAAAGCTAAACCGGCTGAGGAAAAAGAAGAGAAGGAAGAAACGGAAGAAGAAAAATTAGCCAGGGAGAAAGAAGAAAAGGAAGAGAAGGAAGAAAAACCTGAACTCAAGAAAGCACAGGATGATGTTACATTAGCAGAAACTGCTCTGGCAGAAAAGAAAGCTGCTCTGGAGGCTTTGCAACCTGCTCCCGCAGTCACTCCGGTTACAAGTGAGATGTTCAAAGGTCTTCAGTCAGAGATCAACACCAAGTTTTCTGAGGTTACCAAACTGATAACCAAGTCAATTGGCCCATCGGATGAAGTCACTGAACTGAAAAAGTCAGTGGACAACATCGTGGGGATAGTTGAAAAGATTGCCAAGATGCCACTGGGTACCAAGGCAATTAAAGAGGGTGTTGCAGCTAACTACTTTGAAAAAGCACTGGCTGGGGAGTCTCAGGATGAAACTGGCAAGCAGGTATTGAGTGTTAACATCAATAAAGATCAGGTGTTGAAAGCAATGGTTGACGTTGGTGAAAAGGTCACTGACCCGGAACTGAAGAAAGCCTATGAAGATTCTATAATGCGTTATAATGCTGGCGGTGGCACGATTGAAAAAGCTGTTGCTGTTGACCTGCATGATAACCATGATATACGTTTGGTTAAGTAAGAAATTTGAGCATAAACGATAATATAAATTGAAACGATGAATCCGATAACTGCAGATTTATACAATTATGGTGGTCTTGAGACCGGGGTGTTTCCCGGACTTGACTCGCCAGACAAAATTTACGAGCTTGCCAAGGCAATGTCCGCTGGTGATACCACCGGCCAGGGTCTTATAGGTACGCTCACGAGTGGTGCTGCTCTGAAAACAGAATCACTTGACCCGATGCTGAAGATTTTAACATCTCAGGATAAGCACATCGTGTTGCATAAGATTCTGCCCAAGCAGAATGCTTATAACACCGTGGAAGAATTTAACCAGTTGGTTGATTACGGTCTGAACATAGGGATTTTCAACGATGAAGGTGAGACTCCCCAGTTTACAGACTCGATCTACAGACGTGAATCTGTACTGATCAAGTATAGTGGTGTCAGTGGTGAAGTCACCCATCCATTTACATTGGTCCGTCTTGGTTCAGGCGTGGGGGATGCCCTGGCTCAGGAAGTCAAGAACAAAACACAGTTCCTGATCCGTGCTCTGGATAAAGCATATCCGGTAGCAAACAGCCGTCTGGTGTCTAATGAATTTGACGGAATATTTAAACAACATTATTCCGGTGTTACCGGGGAGACTACCCCGACTGTAGCTGGCTTGAATAAGTTTTTTGCAGACTCTTCAATAGTTGATGCCCGTGGTTATATCCTTTCAGACAAGATGGTTGAGGATGCTGCTCACGCAGTGGTTAACGATAACTTCGGGATGGTGAGTTCAATAATTGGTCCACCGATAGTATTCTCGAATTACGTCAGCCAGTTCCACGAAAGTAAACGTATCATTATTGGTAGTCCTAATGGAGTTGAAGGGGCTACAATGGGTCAGTCGGTCAATGATATTATGACTCAGTTCGGTAAGATCGGGGTCATCAGTGATATCTTCTTTGATTACAAGACCTCCAAGGCATACAACGAAGCTACTACCAGTGCCAAGGCACCTGCTGCTCCTGTTGCTGCTGGTAACCTGACAAACAACGTTACGGATACTAATACATCATTTACTGATTCAGCAGGTAATTACTGGTACGGTGTAACGGCTAAGAACCGTTACGGAGAATCAGCACTGACGCTGCTCGACACTGCTGTACAGGCTATTGCAGCTACTGAGGCTTGTGATCTGACATTCACTCATACCGATGGGGCTTATGCAGCTGAATGCTTTGTAATATATCGTACCGAGAAAAGTCCGGCTGCTTACGCTTCAGCTAAGTTTTACCCAATATTCGCAGTCACCCGTGGTGACTTTGGAACAGGTTATGACGGTGCTGCTGCTGGCAGTGTGAGGGATAAAAACCGCTTCATTGCCAACACTCACAGTGCTATTGTTCTGGACAACTCACTGGACGTTTGGGCATTGAAACAACTGGCTCCGATAATGCGTATGGACTTGGCACGTACCAGCCCATCGTTTCGTTTCATGATTCTGGCTTACCTGACGATGGTGTTGTTTGCACCGAAGAAGTTAAGCAGGATTGTAAACATTGGGGCATCATTCCCAACCAGTGCAGTCATAGGGACATATTTGAACTATTAAAGGTAAATAACCTTAACGAATAAGCATCAGGGCGAGCATGTAAAAACGCTCGCCCTTTTTTAATATTAATTAAAATTTTGTTACATTATGAAAATTGAAACAATTGTTAAGTCCTGTGCCAATAATACCGTCAAGTACGGTAATGGTATTCGTGTTGTGTATGATGGCAATGCCGTAGCAGAAGTCAGTAAAGCAGATGGGGAGTTTCTGCTAGAAACATATGCTGGTGTGATCTTTCCAGAAGGTAAAGTGGTTCAGCCTGTTCAACACCTGGCACCTGTTGGAAAAGCCGGTGGTGAAGAAGTGGGAGCATTGAAAGAATCTCTGCAGCGAGCTAATTTATTATTGAATGATTACAAGGCACAGACCAATACTGCCAAGGCAAACGAACGTGTATGGCGTCAGAAGTGTGAAGAATTGATAGCAGAGAACCTGTCATTGAAAAGTCAACTGGGCCAACCCATCGAGACGGTTAAACCTGTTGGGGGTAAAACAGTGATTGAACGGGATAAAACCCCGGAGCAGAAAACTGCTGCTGATGCAGAAGCTCTGAGAGTAAAACTCGGTGAGAAGACTGTTAAGGAACTGATCAGTATTGCTGAGGAACTCAAGTTGGACAAAACGGAATACCAGAAGCTGACCAAAATAAAATTGATAGAATATATTATAGCTAAATCAAATAATGGGTAACGTTGTTTATTCTACAAAATATAAAAAGAATACTGGTGCTGTTTTATCTCCTACGGAGTTAAAAGAACTTTTTTTGTATGGGATAAACCCCCTAAGTAGGGATGGATCAGTGATTCCTGTTTCTGTTTGGGAGCAAAAAATACGGGTGTCTCAGGATAGGATAGAAAAGTTTCTGGCTATTAAATTGTGTAGGCAGTTAGTGATGGAAACGTTAAATTATTTCCGTGATGACTATTTATTTAATCTTCCGATTTTAAATACACAGTGGCCTGTTTATAAACCAGTGCGATTACTCGGACTTTTGAACAATACTGAGCAAGTGAAATATCCGACAGAGTGGCTCAACAATTATATTGGTTCCGATGATATGTCTACACGACGTATTAACTTAGTTCCTAGTGGAGCTAGTGTAGGCACATCGTCAAATATTTTATTAATTGGAATAATGGCTCAACTCGGAATCAGAAGTTTAAACTTGGTTCCGAATTACTGGACGGCTCAATATTTAACAGGATGGTCTCCGAATAAAATGCCTTCAGAGATTGTTGATATTATAGGAAAACTTGCGGCTATTCAAATATTGGCAATTTGGGGGGACATCATACTCCCGCCTGGTTTGTCAGGAAGTTCTTTAAGCATTGATGGGTTGAGTCAGAATATTACAACACCTATTTCAAGTAAAAATTCTGCTTTTGGGGGACGCATCTCTCAATATACTCAAGATATTAAAGACACATTACAACAACTTGAACGTACTTATAAAGGCCTAAATTTCGTAGTGCTTTGAGATGATAATATTTAGAACTAAATATAATGATCAATATTATCTTGTTTACAAGACCACGAATCTTATAAATGGTAAAATATATATAGGGTATCACAAGACTAAAAAATTAAAGGATTCTTATTTAGGTTCAGGAATTGAAATTACCCCTGCTATAAAAAAATATGGTCGTAAGAATTTCAAACGTGAAATTATTGAATTTTGTACTTCTTTAGAACATATGGCTGAACGGGAAATTTGGTGGGTTGCTGAATTAGATGCTACAAATCCTGAAATCGGTTATAATCTTCATGAAGGTGGATGTGGTGGAGATATTTATAATTCATTGCCTATTAATACACAGAATAAAATAAAAAAAGCAGTTAGTGTTGCTCATAAAGGCATACGACCTTCTGAAGAATCTATAAGAAGTGGAACTGAAAAACGTAGAGGAAAACCTTCTGGAAATACTGGTAAAAAACATATTGCTACTACAGAAAGAAAAAATAGTATTAGTATTGCTTTAACAGGAAAGTCAAAATCTGAAACACATAAACAGCATCTAAGAGAAGCAAATTTAGGCAAAACACAAACTCAAGAAACAAAAGATAAACATAGTGAGACCTGTACTAAACAGGTGTATAAAGATAAAATAAAAATAGCATGGGACAATATGTCTGTTAAAATCTGTCCTCATTGTGGATTTCAAAGTAAGAATATGCCTGATATGCTTCGTTGGCATTTTAATAACTGCAAACACAACCCAACTAGGAATATATTACAAGAACAGCAGCAAAAGCAACAGGTATCATGACAATCAGGACGCAAGCACCTCCGCCATTAGCTGGTCAACCCAAAGCCTCATTTATGAATGAGTCATTTGATGCTTTGCTATTTCAGCAGGGGTATAGGATTCTTTTAGAGGAAGCCCGGATTTGTCCGTGCCGTAGTCGAGAGTCTGGTTCGCCCTTAGCAACTTGTCAGTCGTGCAGAGGTTACGGCACATTATTTATTAACCCTATTGAGACCCGTGCTATCATTAGTGGTATCAATAAAAAAACCAAATATGGAGAGGAGTGGAGCGAATCTTCAATCGGTACTATTTCAGCAACGCTGATGAACGTCAATAAGTTAGCAGAGATGGATCGTGTGACATTCCTAGATGTAGTCAGCAAGCGGTCAGAAACCCTGCATGTACGTACAATTGATGGTCAGATGTTCTGTTTTTTGACTTACAAGCCTGTGGAACTATTGGACGTGTTCTATTTTGAGTCTGCTGCATTGCCATTAGTCAAATTGACTGCCGGAATGGATTATGAATTGAGTCCAACGAATGAATACGTGGTTATGTTGAATTTTACGCCACCTGATCAGTTTAATAATACAGTAGTGGTAACGTATAATAATAACGCTCAGTATAACATTATAGACCTTCCGCATGACTTACGGGCTGGTACAATAATAAATCCTAATGGACAATTAGTAAAGACAGATTTACCTGTTCAGGCAATTTTGCGCAAGTCTCATTTGTGCTTTACTCTTGGTGACTATGATGGGGGTGTGGAAGTAATAGACAATTCATATAAATAATATGCCACTCCAGATAAATATTGATGCAAGTGATTATATTGAACAGAGTTCATTAAGCCCTGATGATATATTTGGATTCCATGCTTTGCTACTTGACAGGCTTGCTGATGGGTTTAAGGAGCAATGGATTGATGAAGTTAATCAGACATTGCATAGCACTCGTCCAGAGTACATGCGAGGGATGTTTGTGAGCCGTCCTGATGATAATACAGTCGTGATGGGAGTGACTGCCCGAAAGTCCCAGTTGAGTGTTGATCTAGAATTAGGAAAAAATGCATTCGATGAAAAGCAGGGTTTTGCTCAAAGCCCAAAACGGACTATTAAACGGAATGGTGGATGGTTTTTAACAATTCCTTTCAGGTTTTCTGCACCAACGTCGTTAGGAGAGAGTGCTGCATTTACAAACACTTTACCACTGGCAGTTTATAAAATAGCTAAGACACAACCTATACCAGTACGTAAGAGTCAGTTACCTGCCGGGTTACAACAACCCACTACACGTGCAGGATTTAATTCAGGTGGGGTATCTTATAAAGCATATACTCATAAGGCAAGTATTTATGAAAGTTTAATCCGGGTAAAGGATAAAGATGAAAATCGGGGACAATATATGACGTTCAGAAGGGTAAGTGATTTATCTGATGTAAACAGTTGGATCCACCCGGGATTTTTGCCATATAATTTACTAGGCAAGGCGTTGCAGCGTACTGATGTGCCTAATATTGTTAGGAAGGCCAAAATTGAGTTTTTTAAAAATACAACATAATGGAACCCTTTGAAAAAGCAATTAAATTACATAATCTACAGCAATTATTGCATGTAGAAACTGATTATGATAAACCAGTTGAAGAAATAGTCAAAGCAGAATTTTCTACTGATCAGCGTGAAAAACTGGCTGACAAGAAGGAAGCCCTGCCAGACGGCAGTTATCCTATCAGGAATTTAAGTGACTTAAAAAATGCTATTCAGGCATACGGACGTGCTAAGGATAAAGTGAAGGCAAAAGCATGGATTAAACGCAGGGCCAAGGAACTAGGTAAGGAAGGTGAATTACCTGAAGGTTGGGATTGTTCCGAGAGTACTAAGACTGAAAAAGCACTAGAGGATGAACTGGAGAAAGCCCGCAGTGGGACGTATGCTAATAATGTTCAGAATAAAAAACAAGCCAGGGTCGGGGAAAGATATGGTGCTGCCATTCACGGAGGACAGACTCACGGGGTTGATGAAGAAGGCAAGTTGAGTGAGGATGATCTGAAGGAACATGCCAAGAATGCCAGTGAACAGGCGTTAGCTAATGCTATTAAGACCAGTCCTGATCCGACGGTGCGTCAGGTGGCTCATGCTGAGATGAAACGTCGTCAGTCAGAGGAAAAAACAGGTGCTGGGGATTCATTTCCGGGGAAACAATCAGAAGGGGAGAAAAAAGATATTCTACCAAATCAAAAAGAGAATAAAAGGGATGAGGATGATGCTTCTGAATACAGAAAAACAAAGGAATATACAGACAGTAAAAATGCCCATCAAAAGGATTTAGATGAGCATAATGACAAAAAGAAAAAACAAGATGAAGAGGATAAATATTTGGTTGAAACTAAAGCTGGTCATGTAGACCTTCGTTGGGATAAAAGTTATCATAAAAAAGATTTTGATAAGTTAACAAAAGAAGACCACAAAAAATTATCAGAAGCTCATGCAAAAGCTGAAAAAGAAACAGATGATGCAAGTCAAAAAGGACACCATGCTGATATGAAAGATTGGCATAAAAAGGAAACTGAAAAGAAAGATGATAGTTATAAAAAGATAAAAGAGTTAAGACCATTACTTCAACATTTTGAAGAAAAATATGGAAAAGATTGGATAAATAAATTGACAAAGGAAGAAGAAGAATATCATGGTAAGATTGTAGATAAAGATTTTGGTGAATTTGACAAATATATAAATAGCAAACACAGAGAAACTGTAGGAAAGAAAATAGAAAAATCTATACAAGGCATTCGTTATTTTTAAACAATGTTCATACCAGTCACTAAAATAAAAGCAATTCTGGACGCTCTGATCACAATGATCCGGGATGATTACTCGTCAGCACTGCTGAATAGTGTAGAAACAGAATCATTCCTGTACCGGGTGTTGTATGGTAACGCTCTAGGAGATTATGACTTTTATGTCAACGGTGTTGATATATTTACCCGGACGGATGCATCAGCCCGCCAGATTCAGACACGTATGGGTTTTGACCTGGGAATAACCACTTTGCCTACAATATATGTACACCAGCCGAATGAAGTGATGAAAGGTGTCAATACCATTGGTTGGGGTTATGATACCAATGGGTTTTTTGACAATACTGACGGTTCACAGACGGATAAACTGTTCCGGGGGTTTGGTTCGGTGTTTGAATATGTTATAACGAGCCCTAACGTGTTAGAGACAGTAGTAGTGTACGAAGTACTTCATGCTGCCCTGAGTGCCTGTATAGACACGTTTAACGAGTGGTTTAACAATATTTCGTTCACTGGTAAGGAACTTATTGCAAAGAATGAATCAATGCCTGAACCGCTGTTTATTAAATCCATCCAGTTGGATGTTGATTATACTAAGGAAGTTCCCCGGTTGGGTACACCCCAACAACTAGTCTCACTGGTGGAATTCTACCCGGCTACGATATATGGTGAAGCAATTGGTGATAAAATAATTTGATATGGAACGTAAAAAGAAATTAATTGAACGCTCAGACGTTATACCTTCAACAGTAATAAATGCTGAACAGGCATGTAACGAGTTTCAGCTCACAGGGACAACCCGTACTCATGTGTTAAAGAAGTTCCGTAATAAAACATATTCAGTCAATGACTGGACACGTATTTTCAGGGAACAAAAAGTCATTAATTAATTTTTAAAACTATTATATATTTTTATACTCATATTTGGTCTCAAATAATACTCGCAAATAATGGCTACAAGTTATATTTTTAATGGTCGAAAAGAGATGCTGCCTGGTGTGTATGCTACCATCAAAAGTGGGATACAGAATCAACCTATCTCAGCAGATTATGGTACGGTTTTAATCATAGACAATGGACTGGGTGCTTTGTGGGGTGGTGGAGCTGGTATAGATGGTACGTTGGCTAGTGCCGGGGATGCTGTTTATGTATTTTACAACCTGTTGGATTATCGTGCATTCCTTAAAGGTGGTAAGTTCTGGAAGTTGGCTGAACCACTGTTCCGTCCTCGTAAGACTGAACCAGGTGTCAGTAAGGTGTATCATGTTAAGGCAGCTACAACCACGCCTGCCCTGTTAACCTTCTCTACCGTCAGTGGTGGGTCATTCAAGGCATGGGTCAGAGATGAAGGTCAGATTGGTAATGGTAGTCAAACATCAAATCACCTGGATAAAGGTTATGGTTACACACTGGAGACTGGTGTCGTTGACGCTGCTAAGTGGATAATGAAATTCTGGGCAGGAACGTATAAAGGAGCATACCCTACTGATGCTACATATTACGGTGAAGCTATTGGTGCAGAAGTTATATACGATGAAGTGCTGGCTGAGGATGCTGATGCCATGTTACTAGCTAAGTCACCTGAGTTTGATAACATACAGGACTTAATTGATTGGG